CCTTTTTTAACCATACTCCGGAGTTTGTAGGTAAATATACTGCTGTCGATGTTGCGAAATATTTGATCCGCAAATGTGCTTTGGATGGTATGCCTATCAGCAATTTGCAACTCCAAAAGATTTTGTACTATGTGCAGGTACACTTTCTTCAGAAGGAGAATCGTGTGCTGTTCTCGGATGAAATAGAAGCTTGGGCACTCGGTCCTGTCGTTCGGGAAGTATATATGCGTTACTGTGGATATGGATCGGCAGAGATTTATGAAACAGATATGCCGAGTACTTCATTTACCAATAATGAAAAGATTGCCATAGATTCCATTGTAAAGGAAAAACGAGCTATAAAGATATGGAATCTGGTCAATGCAACACATGAACCAGGAAAACCTTGGGATCGTATTTATCGGGGCGGTTTGGGTAATAAAGAAATCATACCAAAGGCTGTGATCGCTCAGTATGCCTGACAAACAAATGAAATTACAAGAACTCTTAAGAGATCTTGCCAAAGACGATACTAGTATAAGCGAACACGGAGTTTTTGAAGCTTATATACAGAAGTTGCAGTATATTTATTCGGATGATTTTCGACACTTATACTCGGATGTGTTTGGAATCATTACAGGAATTGATAGAGATAGCGCTCATGATCTTAGTATCTTGTCTCGAAATATCAATGCATTGTATAAACAAGCGATTGAAAATAATAAGGACGGAGGTTTGGTCGAGGATACACTTTGTAAAAAAATTGCAAAATTGTACGATCATGTTAATCTTGATATTGCACGTATCGATTACACACGAAGGATTGCCGATGAACTCAATAGAAAGCATGAAGATATTGCTAAAGGATTGGAATCCATACGTGTGAAAGCAGGGGAGATGCAAAAGGATTATATAACAATCCTTGGCATATTTTCATCCATCATAATTACCTTTGTAGCAGGGATGGCATTTTCTACTTCTGTTCTTGCTAATATAGATAAAGCATCTATATACCGATTGGTATTTATTGTATCCTTGCTTGGCATGGGGCTTTTTAATTTGGTAAATCTTTTGCTGAGATTTGTTCAAACCGTTAATAAAGGTTATGATGTGGAAACTGATGGGAACTCTAAACGTATACAACGAATCAACTCTATGATAGTTTTTCTTATCTTACTTGATTGTATTGCTTGGTTGATTTATTGGTGGAGATTTGGATAATCGATGAAACGGTTTGTGGATAAGTCATATCGCGATTTACTTCCGTTTTTGTTCCGTTCCACTTCCTTGTTTTCGCTGAAACCACATGCTATACTAATATCATCGAAAATTGCACACGGGCACAGGGGCGTCGCGCAGGCGGCGTCCTTTTTGTATGCAGGAAAAGGGGGCGAGTGCGTGGGCTACAACGTGAAAAGCGTGCGTGATAATTTTAAGAAAAGCGGCATCTTTTACACGCCGCGCCCGTTGGCTGAATACATGCGGTCGTTCCTGCCGGAGAAAATTACGGAAGTTTATGACCCGACATGCGGACATGGCTCGCTTCTTGAAATCTTTCCCGATACCGTGAAGAAGTACGGGCAGGACATCAATCCCGAGGCGGTAGAGGCGGCGAGAGAGATACCAAACAGTGAAATCGTTTGCGATGATACGCTTCTTTCTCCTGCTTTTGTCGGCAAGAAGTTCCGCGCGATTATTGCCAACCCGCCCTTCTCCGTGAAATGGTCGCCCGACCTGCTGAAAGACGATGCGCGATTCATGTCTGCGCCGTGCTTTGCGCCGCCGTCTAAGGCGGACTTTGCTTTTCTGCTGCACATTCTGCATTATCTGTCTGAGGACGGCACGGCGGTCGTGCTGAACTTCCCCGGTATTGGCTATCGCGGACAGCGGGAAGGAAAGATTCGCCAGTGGCTGATTGAGCAGAACGTCGTCGATGTTGCCATCCATATCCCGGGAGAGCAGTTCGTCGATACGTCCGTGGCGCAGCTGGCTCTTGTCCTGAAAAAGCGCAGAAAAGGGACGAGCATCCGTTTCATCGACCGAGAAAACGAAATGGAGCGCGTCGTGCCGCTGGAAGAGGTGCGCGAGAACGGATTCTCTTTGAGCGTGTCGACTTATTTGCAGCAGGAGACGCAGCGCGAGGAAATCGATATCAAGGAAGAGGAGCGCAAGGCGAGAGATGCTCTGTGCAAGCATCTACGTGCAAGTCTTGAGTTTTCCTATCTGGCGCAGACGATGATGGACGGCGAGAGCATTGCCCCGCTGCTGGACGCTTTGCAGGAGGTTTTGGATGAGTACCGGAAGAGACTTGCAAATGACGCAGATGCGGCGCATGAGACTCAAGGATGTCGGAGAGATCAAGAGCGGGAAAGCGCATAACGCATACAGCGCAGGGAACGTGCCCGTATACATGTCGGGCGGTGTCGTCGCCCATGTTGATATGGCGATGGATGAAGGACCCGCAGTGATTGTGCCGATTCGCGGCTCGATTGAGAAGCAGTATTTCGTTTCGACGGGGACGCCGTTTTTCTGCGGCGCTACCTGCGTCTATATCAAATGTAGGAAAGGCGTGATGGATGCGAGATTTTTGTTTCACCTGTTGCAATCCGCACACTTGGAAAGGCTCAACACGAGCAGCACAGTTCCGTCGCTGCCGAGAGAGAAGCTGGCAAACATGGTGATTCTTGTGCCGCCGCTCGCGTATCAAAGGGGAGCAGTGCGAACTCTGGACAGTATGCTGAGGGCGATCAAGGATATCGATGAGACACTTCAGCGCATCGGCGGTATCGGGTCGTGTCAGCGGGAAGATGTGTTCAAGCTGCTGGATAGAGGGCGCGAACCTGCAAGACTGCAGGGAGGCGCAGCGCAGATGTTGTTATCGTTGTAACGGCATGATGTTTTCATTTTTGCCGCATTTTATAAATGTGCTTTTATTGCTTTTACAAAAACGGCTAGTTTTATAAACTCGGGGAGTGTGGTGAGCATGTAGTATGGCGGAAAAGGATTTGGTGCCACTCAACAAACGAACAAAAGATGAACAAAAGAAAATTACACAAAAAGGCGGCATCGCGAGCGGTGCATCCCGCCGCCGCAAGAAGGCGCTCAGAACAGCGCTTAAAGAGGCGATGACGATGCAACTCAAGGAACTGCACCCAGATATGCAGACCGCGATCATGCGGGCGGCAAAACTCGGCGATGCGGAGCTGACTGTCAGCGATGCCGTGCTTGGCAGCATTATCGGTAATGCCTGCAAAGGCAACAGCCAGATGGCGAAGCTGCTCCTTGACGTGCTCGGCGAAACGCCAGACGTGCGGCTCAAGGAGCGCGAGCTAAAGATGAAGGAGCGGGCGTTGAAAGAGGATGACAAGGGCGGTGACGCTGTAGACGATGTGCAGATCATGATGCCGGAGAAGGAGATGGAAGTCTGATGAAATGTCTAAAGCCGCAGGCGGGTCCACAGACAGCATTCCTCGCATCCTCGGCAGATATTTGCATTTTCGGCGGCAGTGCAGGCGGTGGCAAGACCTTCGCGCTCTTGTTGGAGCCGTTGCGCTATAAGAATATGGTGGGATTTAACGGCGTGATTTTTCGCCGTAATTATACGCAGGTGACAGCGCCGGGCGGGCTCTGGGAAACGTCAAAGCAAATGTATACGGGAATTCGCGGGGCGGTGCCGTGGAAATCACCGAAGCGGCACTGGGATTTTGCAGGATTGTCAACGCTGTCTTTTGACTATATCGCCTCGGACGATGACGTGTACTCTTGGCAAGGCTCGCAGATTTGTTTTTTGGGATTCGACGAACTCACGCATTTCAGTGAGTTCGTTTTCTTTTACATGTTGTCGCGCAATCGCTCAACATGCGGCGTGAAGCCCTATATTCGCGCGACGTGCAATCCCGATGCGGATAGCTGGGTCAAGGAATTTATCTCGTGGTGGATTGATCCCGAGACAGGGCTTGCGATCTCGGAGCGATCCGGTGTACAGCGCGTATTCTATCGCACGGATGACGGTGGCATCGTCTGGGGCGACAGTCGTGAAGAAGTTTTGGCGATCGTCAATGCGGACAGGGCGAAGGAAGAGCGCATTCTTGCGGAGGACTGTAAAACGGCGACGTTTATTGCCTCGTCGGTCTATGACAACAAGATTCTTCTGAAAAGCAATCCACAGTATTTGTCCTCGCTCAAGGCGCTTTCCCTTGTTCAGAAAGAGAGGCTTCTGCGCGGCAACTGGAAAATCCGCCCTGCAGCTGGGCTTTATTTCAACCGCGAAAAAGCGCATGTCGTCGAGGCGGTGCCGGAAAAGATTGTCAGCATCATGCGGGCGTGGGACTTGGCCGCGACGGAGATTACGCCGGAAAACAAGAACCCTGATCGGACGGCGGGCGTTTTGATTGGGCGCATGCGAGACGGACGGTACATCGTGCTCGACGTGGTGCGGCGTGCCTACAATGCGGCGGAAGTTCGCGCTTTGATTCGCGAAACAGCGGAACATGACAACGATGTGTACCGCAGCCGCAATATTCGCTTGCCGCAAGACCCGGGGCAGGCGGGCAAGGCGCAGGCGGGGAGCTATGTCAAAGAACTGGCAGGGTGGAATGTTAAAACGGCGACGGTCTCGGGGAGCAAGATCACGAGGGCGGAGCCGTTTTCTGCTCAGTGGATGGCTGGAAACGTGCTGCTGTTGAAAGGTGATTGGAATGAGATGTATCTGTCTGAGATGGATGCTTTTCCTGACGGGCTGCATGATGACATGGTGGATGCGTCAAACGACGCCTTTGCCTCTGTGTCGAATATGACGAGTTGGCGCGCTCTGGCGCATTGAGGAGGTGAGACGATTTGAACCGATATGACGGCTACTACAACACCGTGGTAGGGCATGGGATGCGCCAGCGTGACCCGTATATGAGCTACCGCTATTCTGGGCGCAATTCGCATGTGGCGTTTGAGGAGGCGAGTGACCTCTTTACCTACAACGGCATCGCTCGCAAGATTATCAAGGCTCCTGCGGATGAGGCTGTGCGTGCAGGCTTCGAGCTTCGCGACGGTACGACGCCACTCTTGCAGGATGCAGATATTCAGTCGGTGCTTGAGGATTTGCGCGTGCAGGAAGTCTTTTCGACGGCGCTTGCATGGGATAGGCTCTACGGCGGTGCTGCGATTTTGATGCTTGTCAACGACGGCGGCACATTGGAAGACCCGCTGAATGAGGCGCAGATCAAGGCGGTGGAAGGCTTGGAAGTGTTCGAGCCGCCCGAGATACAAGTTTATGAAAGCTATTATTACGACGATCCGTATAACCCAAACTACGGCAAGCCGGAGTTTTACACACTCATTGGCTACAACGGAAATTCATTCCTTGTGCATGAGAGTCGTCTGCTCGTATTCAAGGGCGGCGTTATTCCGACACAGAAGCGCCGGATGCGTGACGGCTGGGGCGGCAAGGTGCTCGACGAATTGCGGGAAAATCTTTTGCAATACAGCGCGGGAAACAGTCTTGCACTGATGGCGCTCTCGCGTATGTCGCAAGGCATTTTGAAGCTGGATGGGCTGACAAACAATCTTGAAAATGAAGAGACGGAGAAATTTGTGCAGGCGCGTTTGCAGCTCATCGACATGGTGCGCCATTTGATGAATACCATCGCCATTGATAAAGAGGACGACTACGACCTCAAGAACATGAGCCTTGCAGGCGTGAAGGAAATCATTGAGCAGTTTGAAACGGCGCTTTCTGCTGCATCGGATATTCCCGTCACGGTGCTCTTCGGGCGCAGTCCGGGCGGGCTGAACTCGACGGGTAAAGCGGACATGGAGAACTACTACAACCTTGTTCGGCGCATACAGGAGCGTATCCTAAAACCGAAGCTGGTGCGCCTGATCGACCTCTTACAAAAGGCGAAGGCTGTGACGACGCTGCCGGAGCAATATGTGCTCGAATTTAAGCCGCTCTGGCTGCCGACGGAGAAAGAGCAAGCGGAGGTGGAAAACCTCAAGGCGCAGGCAAGT